TACTGGGTACTATGGAAATGGTTATCTATTTTAAATGACCCTAACTCTAGTTATTATACTGGTACAGATCCAAAATTAGAAACTTGGAGAGATAGGACTGAAACCGGTATAGTTACTGAGTATCAAACCAATTTTTCAATTTTAGGTTTAAATGAGTATAATCAAAAAAGTATAGAGTTTGTATTCTACAATGCTTTTATTACCAATTTAGGTAGTATTAATTATGACTACAATGACCCGGAGTTTATAAAATCTTCTGTAGAATTTCAATTTTCTAAACTGGACGTACTTATACCTACATAAAAAAATACCGTAAAAAGCATAAATAATAATACAAGATTATGGCACGTTCAATCAATTCACCAGGTGTACAAATTACCGAAACAGATTTATCTGAATATATACAACCCTCTGTTGGTACTTCAGTTTTTGCAGCAGGCTTTGCCTCTCAAGGACCTACAGATGAAGTGCTTTTAATTACATCAAGTTCAGAATTAGAACAAATTTACGGTGTACCTGAATCTGCAGCAGAAAAATACTTTCATTACACTTGCCGAGAGATTTTAAATTCTTCAGCGTCTCTCTTAACCACTCGTCTTCCTTACGGTCCTGATACAGGCGCAGGGTTTGCTAATCAGTATAGTGCTCTTTTATACCCTGTTGCGTCTGCAAGTGGTAGCTTTCAAATCGGGCAACCCACACATACAGTTTTAAATCAAGATGAATATGAAGCCATAACTCAAGGTAATTTTACTTGGTCTAAATTAAATCAAACAACATCCACCAGTACTTCATCTATAATATTGTCTACTCTACAAAATGTTTTACCCAATCTTTCAGCTCAAACATTATCTAATATCCAAGCTGTTGATCCGAACCCTCCAGGTGGATATAGTATTACTTTTAACGAAGCAGTTTCCGGTTCCCCTACACTATCTGCAGGATCTGTCACCTTTACGTTTCAAGTATGTGGTATTGCAACTACATTGAGTGTGCCGGCAACAGCCAGCTACAATCCGGGATCTAACTCTCTTAACGCCGGTATTGTAGTTCTTAACGCAGCTCAAACAACAATTAATGAAGGGTATGAAGGTTATTATGTAGCATTTACAGATAACACAGATATTGGCCCTGGAACGGATTTTACATCCATTAACACTTTCAAGAGTTTATCTGCAAATCAAGCCTTTGTAACTGTTCCGACAGACAGACTTAGTTTTGCTCTTTCTGGTACTAAAGAGTCTTTAGGTACTGGTAGTATCTCTGAAGCTATTGAAGGTATTCCAACTTACGATTTTGGTTCTAGTTACTTTAACGATAGTCTCATTATGACAGTCTTTAAAGTAAGATCTTCAATTTACGAATCTGGTACTCTTGCTTCTTCTCTTGCAGAAACTTATATCGGCTCTCTCGATCCTAACAAGAAGACAGTTGCTGGCACTGGTGTACAAACATACTTTTTAGAAGATTTAGTAAATAACTCTTCTAAAAATGTTAAGGTTCTTATCAACCCAAATATTTCAAGAAACACTAACTGGACTTCACTTTCTTCTGCAGATCCAAGCAAAGCAGCACGAGTTGAATTAGATAATAGAGCGCTTTACGGCTTAGGCTCTTTTGTCCCGACATACACTCTAACTAACAAGTACGTTGGTAATATTAATCTTAAATTACAAAGAGCATTGACCCTTGTTGAGTCCCCCGAGCTAGTTAATATTGACGTGGTTGTTGACGGAGGGCTTTCAACAATTTCAGCCGTAGTAAGTTCTGGAGTTGAATTCGATGATTCTGTTTTTGTTAATACTGCAACACTTTCAAACAGTTCAAGTGATTACGTAACTCGTTGGAGAAACGTCTTTAATACCTTTAATAACTTTGTGCAAAATATTCGCAAAGATTGTGTGTTTATTTCTGATCCGTTTAGATACATCTTTGTAAACGGCTCTGATACAAAAGTTTCTTCATTAAAGAACTTTAATTTTTCAACTAATATCTATACACCGCTAAAGCAAGCATTTAATGGTGTTGATTCAAATTATGCAACAACTTATGGTAACTGGCTTAAAGTATATGATCAATATACTGATAAACGAGTCTGGGTACCGACTTCTGGCTTTGCAGCAGCTATATTTGCAAGAACTGATTCAACTGCTCAGCCCTGGATCGCACCAGCAGGTTTAACACGCGGTGTTATAAACAACATTGTTGACATTGCATTTAATCCAAATCAAAAGCAAAGAGATTTCTTATACCCAATCTCAATTAACCCTGTCGTATTCTTTAATACAGATGGTTTTGTAATCTTTGGTCAAAAAACTCTACAAACAAAACCATCAGCATTTGATAGAATTAACGTTCGTAGATTGTTCTTAGCTCTTGAAAAATCAGTGCAACGCTCACTTCGTTACTTTGTATTTGAGCCTAATACTGAGTTTACAAGGACACGGTTAAGAAACACTATTACACCTGTATTTGAATTAGCAAAGAATACAGAAGGTGTTTACGATTATTTGATTGTTTGCGATGAAAGAAACAACACACCTGATTCAATCGATCGCAATGAACTTAGCGTAGACATTTATATTAAACCAGTTCGCGCTGCAGAGTTTATCTTAGTTAACTTTATTGCAACACGCACAGGTCAAAACTTCCAGGAACTTATCTAATAAATAATTTAAACATATGGCACAAAATATATCAGACTTCTATAGGTCAGTCCAACAAAAAGATTTTGCACGGCAATTTCAATTTAGACTCGTACAGCTAGCAAATACAAACTTTGGAGAAGATACATTAATATATGTTGAAACTGCAACTCTACCAGGTAGATCTATTACAAACGTTCAAGTACCTTTTATGGGCTTACAGTTTAATGTACCCGGGACTGCTACTTACCCTGGTTCAGAGAGTTATGCAGTAACATTCCGTTGCGATCAAGATTACAACATTAGAGCTGCTTTAGAAAACGCTACCTTTAACACATTTGACGATGGTACCTCTACCGGAGATTTTAATATCGGTCGTAACTCTTCTGTTATTATAATGAACCTTCTTAATAAGACTGGTGGCACAGCACGTCAATACACTCTTTACGGCGCATATGTGGTTTCAGTAGGAGATTTATCCTATAATCTCGGTGATGGCGGCACAATTCAAACCGTGCCAACCACTCTTGCATATCAATATTGGAGAGTAACTGAAACAGGTAGTTCACCTTCTGTACTCGGCTAATTTTAGCAATAAGTAATATTGCTAACATATGGCTGAGATAACTGATTTTTCAGGACAAATACCCTTATTTTTTGAATCGTTTTTAGGTAAACCGGCATCTGCTTTACCCAAGGGTGCTCAGTGGGTTGTTAACTTTGAAGGTTTAGAGAGCGTTAAAACAGCTATTACTAAAACAGCTCGTCTCGAACCTGGAAGATGGGATATTGAAAGCGGTTTAACAACTCTAATTGATGATCAGAACTATAACCGCAAAGGGTGTTTATTTTGTCAAGCCGTCTCTATACCTGGGGAACAAGCAATTGCTAACCCTGAAGGCATTCAAAAAAATCAATTTATAAGAACTGCAATCGGTGATGGGCGCTCTGATTATGCACCAACCGGTCTTCGTATGGTATTTTTAGATACTAATGTAAGTTTTGTAGATAATGTTATTCGTCCCTGGGTTGTTACTACTGCTCGTCTTGGTATGATTGCCCGATCGGGGGTTAATAACTATAGACAAGACATATCCGTATATAAAATCGGGGTATTAACCCCTGATACACCACCGTTCATACTACAAAAATATACTTTTTTTGGAGCTTGCGCTGTATCGGTATCAGAAGAAGAATATAACTACACCCCTGCAAGTGCCCCAGTAAATAGAGAAGCTACCTTTATATTTCATAATTATAGTATTGAAACAAATAAAAATAATTTAGCTATTAAATTTAATAACTCTAAAATACCTGTATCGTTTGCAACACCACAAAGAGACGTTAATGTGCAGCGTTAATTTAAAACAGAAGTTGCCCAACCTGTAATCAGTTAATAAATCTTGTTAATGGCTAAACTTATTAGTACTGCAGATCTATTACAGAGCTCTTTAGATTTTAAAGAGTTAGATCTTAAACAGTATAGACAACTCTTAAAATGTTTTTTAGGGGATGAGGTTTATGCAGATCTTATTTTTAATAATACAGATAATATAATTAAAGAACTAACATCTTTATCATACAAACAAATTAATAATTTAAATTTTTTAGATTATTGTTTATTACTTTTTAATATCAGACAGGTAAGTATAGGGGACACTGTGACCTTATATGCAGAAGACGTTGAACAAAAACAACTCAAAATTGATTTACGGATTAGCAAAGTAATAGAGCAAGTTGCTGATAAAAAAATAATAAACCTACTCACTCCCGAGACCATAGATCAGTATTATATTGAATATAAATTACCATCTATAAGGGAAGTTTTAATATTAGAAAAAGAGAAAGATTTATATTCTGTTTATACTTTTTTCTTAAAAACAATAAAGTTCTCTAACCACACAATTAACCTAGAAGATTATACACTTAAAGAAAGAGAAGAAATTGTTCAAAAAATACCTGTTAAAGTAATGACTACTTTAACTAAAAGAGCTCATTCTATATTTCAACATTGCAATAAAATCAATATATTAGAGTCTTTAAATAATAACTTATTTGATAAAAAACTTTTTTTAACTCTTAATAGTCAAATAATTGCCTTTATTATAAAGTTAATTTATAACACTAGTTTAGAGTCAATTTATGAATTAATGTTTGCTCTATCTAAAGCAGCTAATTTTTCATGCTCCTTTTTAGATAATTGTTCCCCTGGAGAGTTTTACTTCTTTACTAAAAAACTAGAAGAAATTAGCGCTAAACAACAAGAGAGTAATATATCATCAGAGAATGGGTTACCCCCTATAAATTCTGAATTTGGCCTGGAATAAACAAAAAAAATAGTATAATTACATCTTATGAGTGATACTACAGAAACAGTACAGGATGTTTTACAACTTTTAAAAACACTCGATCAAACTAATAGTTTTGAAGTTTATCTACCCTCCCTGCAACGATCCGTAGCCTTCAAACAGCTTAATACTGAACAGTTAAAAAAAATACTTAAAACTATAATTGATTCCCCTATACACAATACAGAATTTATTGTAACATTCAATTCTATTATAAGAGATAATATTTTAGATAAGTCTATTAATGTAGAAGAGTTAAATGTGTTTGATAAGACATTAATCATTATAAAAACTCGTATTGAAAGTATTTCCCCTGAATATACATTTAACCTTAATGACGAAGAAAAAGTTAAGGTAGAAGAATTTAAAGTAAATATAGCAGAAGTGTATAATAATTTTGTTCAATCATTACCTATTTACAATACTGAAACAGTAAAAAGTAATAACTGTGAACTTACAATATCTTTACCTACCCTTCAAACTGAAAATAAAATTGAAAAAGAGCTTTATAAAAATGTTAAATTAGAGATAACAACACCAGAAGAACTTCGTAATACTATTGGTGAAACTTTTATTAATGAGCTAACAAAATATATAACATCCATAAAAGTAAATGAAGCTACTATAGAACTTAATCAACATAACTTTAAAACAAGAATTAAACTCGTGGAACAGCTACCTACTATATGTATTAACGGTGTACTAAAATATATTGAAAACTATAAAGCTTTCTTAAAACCGTTGTTAACTCACAGTGATAAAGGCGTTGAAAAAGACCTCCCTCAGGATGCAACATTCTTTAACATGTAATTTCTTCCATAAATAATTATGAATGGAAGTTACTGCTGATACACTTTTAAACCAGGTTGCTAATTTATTTTTATCTAAAGTAGATAAACAAAATATAGATCCAAGCTTTTTACAAAAGTTTATGGAAGGGCTTTTAGGTAAGCTTAATTACGATTCATCAGCACCCATAAAGCAAAAATCAAATTCAACTGGTGGCTCGTTAGTTGAAGATCTTAAAAAAACTTATAAAGAGCTCATAAAAGATGCCACTTATAAAAATGAGTATAAAAAATTTTTAGAGTATGTTTTACCAAAGGAAATTTTAAAACAGGGTATTAGCAATACAGTTCCTGAGACTAAAGACAAATTAGCCCCTATAACCGAAGTTAAATCGGTATCTGAGGTTCCTGAAACAGAAGAAGGTAGAGCTAAACTTATAGATAAAACTACAAAAACCCAAAATGTAATTTTTGATGGTTTTTCAGAAAAAGGGTGGAGATATTTTAGTGAAAAATTTCCAAAAATTTTAAAAGGTATTATACCAGCATCTAAACCAGATAAACCTCAAGACAGTGGTGGTTTCGGTTTATTGGGTGGAGGTATTGCATTATTACTTGGTGGTTTGGCAGCTTTAGTTGCTGGTCTTATGACTGATGGCCCCTTTAAGGGTTTGCTAAAAATTTTAAGTAAAGTTGGCATACAAGGTGGTATAAAAATGCTAGAAGTAGCTGCTAAAACTTTTATAGGTGGTTTAAAGCAAGTTATAATGGCCCCAATAAATCTATTAGACGACGCAGTAAAACTGATTGGTAAAGTTTTTGGTAAAGAAGCCTTTAAAGCAGTTTTAAAACCTATTAGAGCTATGAAGGGATTATTTACAAAGATGCTTGGTGGCTTAGTGAAATTTTTAAAACCTATACTCGGAAAAATACCCGGTATAGGCACTATTATAAGCTGGGGGTTTGCATACTCTCGATTTAAATCTGGGGATGTAGTTGGTGGTTTTATTGATGTTTTATCAGGTATAGCTTCTATCTTTCCCGGGGTAGGAACTGCAATTGCAATAGGTTTAGATGTTTTAAACGCGTTCTTAGATTATAAAGCTGGAGGAGCTGACGGAAAAGCTAGTCAAAAGAAACCCGGGTTATTAAAAAGCTGGGCCTTAGGTTTAGGTAAAATGTTATATGAGGGAGTAAAGTATATACCTATTATTGGTCCTTTCATGCAAGCAGTAGAAGATATGCAGGCAGGTAAATGGCTTGAAGCATCATACAATTTAGTTAGAGCCATACCTGGGCTTGGAAGCTTAGTTGATGTCTTAAATTGGTTTACCGGAGGAGAAACCGAACAAGGTATTAAAGAAGGGCTATCAGACTCTGGAGACATGATAGGAGATTGGTTAGGATGGCTTAAAGATAATATTTGGGAAAAAATTACCGGTTTTGTAACTGGAGTTTTTGACACTGTTAAAGATTGGTGGAATAATTTATCCTGGGATCCTAGAACCTGGATACCAGGAATTGCACCTAATTCCAATGAACCTCAACCTCAGGAGACTGCAGAACAGCCCATGACCCGAAAACAAGGGCGCCGAAAACAAAAAACAACATCTACACCAACAGACGAAACATTAACCCCGATGGCAGAAGGAGGTATTGTTACCGAGCCTACTAAAGCTATAGTAGGAGAGGCCGGACCAGAAGCCGTTTTACCTTTAGACAAATATTTTGATCCGCAAAGCTTATCCTTAAACAACACAACACTCGAACAAATAGCTAGCAACACAAAGAATACAAACCAATCTCTAAACGCTTTAGCAGATGCTATAATAAGAATGGTTGGGGCGTTTAATCAAAAAGCATCCGTTCAGGGAAGCACAACTGTTATTAATGCAGGCGGAGGCTCTAAAGACCCTACAAGTGCATCTATGGCAGCTAATTTAAACCTGGACCCTATCCGTAGAGTTCGTTCTCAATTTGCTGTTTAAATATTAAAATATGGCAACTCCAGAAGAAAAACCTGATTTAGTAGAAGGTAAGCTTTTTAAAGAAGTACCACCCTCTGGATTTACCTCCCTGATCGGAAACGATAAAGCTGGTTTAGCTGATTTTTTAGTACCTACTGGAACAGGAGCTATAGATGTTGTAAACAACTTCCCTTGGACCTTAACCCCTAAAGAGGGAAGAACCGAAACGCCACACGCTATATTAACTGAATGGCGTTTACTACAGTCAGCTTTATGGAACTCTGCTCGTTACTATGCCGCAGGCTTGATTCAACAGGTTCCAGGTAGCAAGAACCCGTTTTTAAGTCGCATGCAGGGTTATGCAGGTTTATTTGATTATGAAAACCCTACAGGTTTTTGGTACTCTTTTCCTTATTTTAGTGATACTGCAAATGAGGTTCAAAGCTCTTGGTCATCTTTAGATATTTTAGAAAAAATAAAGGGTATTATTGGTGGAGGGGGTGCTATAGATAAAGCTATTGATGTGGGTATGCTGGGGTATGAAGCTAACTACCCTAGAGTCGGTATAATGGATCGTCCTAAATTATGGCAAGAATCGACACCACGCTCCATTAATATAAAATTCCCTCTTTATAATACTGTTAATGTCAGTGATATTGAAAGAAACTGGGAGTTGTGCTACCTTCTATTATATCAAAATATGTTTAATAAACGGGATTTTATTACAGCTATTCCACCTGTCTTTTATACAGCATATATACCTGGTCAGTTTTTTAGTATTGCAATGTACGTTAGTGATCTAAAAGTATATAATCGAGGCAATATTAGAATGTATCAAATTGGTAGCAAATGGAGAAACATACCTGATGTTTACGAAATAGATATGACTTTAACTGATATGATAATGCCAAGTCAAAATATGTTGGCTCAAGTTCTTCGGGATTCTCCTGTTGAAGTACAGTTATTAAATCCAGACAATGCAAGCCAAAATGAAGTTTTCCAAAAATTAGAAAACTTTATTGGTCCCCGTGTAAATATCACAAACCCGCAGACTGATTCAATTAACCCATTTCAAAATTTAAATTTTTAATCAAATTAAACCTCCCATAATACTAATAAATGTACCAAAACAGCATTACAGAATTACCTAGATTAAAGAACGAAAATCTTGAAAACATTTTTAAAGTTTATCAAGACGAAAACGATTCTTATTTTTATAACCTTTTACAGACTATACATTTTCCGCAAAACTTACCAGATGCTTATTTCAGTTTATACAATATTACATACGGAGATACTTGGCCTTTTATATCTTATAAAGTTTATAGTAACACAAAGCTCTGGTGGGTAATAACTTTAGCTAATAATATAATAAACCCTATTGCCCCTCTGCAACCTAGTACAACTTTAAAAATACCGAATACTGAAATAGTTTCGGAGATATTAACTCAAATTATAACTTCAGACGAATGAGATAATGGCTACACCAAAAATTACTAAATTTAATGAACAAGAGTATGAGTACGAGATGTATCTTGATTCAGGCTTTAGTGAATCAGAAACTCGCCGGTACCCCATAAACCCTAATGCTGTTGTTAACCTTAATATAGAAGAAACTTTAGCTGATTGGGTTACAAAAGGCACTTTAACTATATTTGATTCATTTGACGGTTTAGAGAGTACTCCTCCGTTCCCGGGCTTATTAGGAGAGGGACCACAATACACTTTTCGAAATGATGGTAATGATATTTTGTATATTAAGTTTCATCCTGTATTAGATACATTAGGACTCGAAGCAGACCCCATTCACTGGGATTTAATCTATAAATTTGCTATCTACGATGTAGAAGATATTGATCAGCCACCAGGTGCTCAGGGTGCTGCTTCAGCTAGTACTAAATGTAAAAAGTTTTATTTTTGGGATCATTTATATCAAAAAATGATTACAAATACTATAGAGTATTCTACAGCATTAAATGGGGCTGCAGATCCAGTTACCCGTGCACTACCAACAGGTATAGTTATGAAAGAGATTATCGATCAAGTAATGAGACCGTATTCTTTTGATTATAGTGGCAATATACAAAAGATTGTTGGAGGAGGAGACGATGGCAGAAACTGGGATACCGGAGCTACCAATGTCTTTTATACTGCTCCTGCATCTAATACTGCCTATGATTGTTTGATGGATATTTACCGTCGACATGTGAGCACAACTAAGTATAGTCAAAGTCCGTCCGTTAGCGGACCAAGAGGTAGCAGTAAATTTGGTAGCTCTGATAATGATTTTTGTATTTTTTATAAAGAACGAGGCCCTAATCCAGATGATGAAGGCTTTTTTAGCTTAAGACCAATGACAAATTTCTTTGAAAAGGCTGGTAAAAATCAACCGAAAGAATTTCAAACAGAAAGATTTTACATACAAGATTATGCTCCAGAAGCTGCTAAAGACTCAGGAGCCACTAGAAGCCCCGGGGTAAAATACTCTCCCCAACTTCAACAACAAAATTTACAGATTGATACTTCTTTAGGTCAATATTCTCAGATTACGAGCTACCGGTTTGTAGATATATCCCCTTTTGTAAATTCTACAGAATTTTGTAATAGGCCGGTGTATTCTTTTGATTTTTTAACTCGTACAATGAATGTTAATTTTAGCCAAAACACTGCAAAAACAGCTCGACAGTTTATGACTAAAAAGTATATAACCCAGTTACGAACTGCAAGTAATGCTGATGAAAAACTGTTTTTATTAACTCTCGATAATAACAAAGAAAATAGAAATGTTAAACCTGTATATTCATTATATGGGGATAATGATGAAAACGGATCTCTTGCCCGACAAGCAGATGGGTTACAAAAATTATTAAAAATCGGAGTATTTCAAAATGCTTGTATAAGTTTCCGGGTATTAGGTTCTACGAATCGAGAAACTGGTCGCTTTATTGCAATTGACAAAGAATACGGTATTCAGGATAGTACCTTTAATAATAAATTTTTTGGTCAATGGTTTGTTATAAACGTGAGACATGTATTTGAAGCAGGTATGTACTACAATGAAATAACGGCAGTAAAATTACACCGTTTTAAACCCTTAGATGCAAATATACCAGGAACTATATAATTAAAATATATGAAAAAATATTTTACATCAATTAATATAATAGAAGAAAAATACGTCGGGACAGTATTTGATGAAAATACAAATCAAGAAGTTTATAAGTCTAAAGCTTATACTTCTCAATCCCAAGCCTTACAAGATGTTAATACTTTTTTAGTAACATCGAAACCACCAACAAAAGATCCAGTACCTAACACAATAATAAATACTACCACTCAAGTAGCTGGAGCACCTAGTGGGCCAAGACGTTGCTGCGGACGTTAACTATAAAGTTTTAAACAAGTACTAAACCAGTTAATTTCTTTGTCAATTACAATTGCGTCTTTATACATACCCTCTGATACAATTAAAAGACTATTAACATTAGTATCAGTTTCAAATAGCACTTCAAACATTTCTTTTAAGAGCTGCAAATAGTCTCCAGAGAATTCTTGCTCTCTCTCAATAACATATTTTCTAAGCTCTTGAGGAGATGCTTTACCTTTAATCTTCTCCACTACTTTATTAGCAATACCCTTAGCCTGGTTATCCTTAATGACTAAAGTCCCTGTAAATGAGAACTTCTGTATATCATTAATAATACGACGCAGGTCAGGATAACCTGATCTAACTAGCTCCACGAGCCTTTGTTTCTCGGTATCCGGAACAGTGATTCCCTCATTTTTAAGTATAGATACTACTCTAT